ATGAATCGTTACGTTCAAGCAATCAGCAAAACTCTCGTAAAAGATTAAATTGTATAAATAAACAAGATTCCACCAAGGAGTAAATAAAAAATGTCTAAGCAGGAACTATACAAAAAGTGGCAGGTTGTTCTGGAGCATAAAGAGCTCGCAGAAATCAGCGGCCAGAGAAAATTCGTCACAGCCCACGCTCTCGAGAATACCGAGAAGGCTCTAAAAGAATCTGGCCAGTTTGGCGGACAGCAACTCCTCGGGGAAGCAAACCCAACAAACGCAACAGGTTCCAGCATCGATAACTTCGACCCAGTTCTAATCTCACTGGTTCGTCGTTCTATGCCAAACCTCATTGCATACGATGTTTGCGGCGTTCAGCCAATGACAGGTCCAACTGGACTCATCTTCGCAATGCGTAGTCGTTATGCCAACCAGGAAGGCACAGAAGCCTTCTACAACGAACCAGCTGCTGGATTCGCCTCACGTGGTGGAGCCAACGCTGCTATCGCTGCCACTGGCGCAACGAATGCAACAGACTTCGGTGCTAACACTGTTGGTACTGCTCCTGGCGCTTCAAATAACGCTGGTAACTCTACCTACAACACCACAATGGGTCTAATCCTCGGCACTGCTGAAGGTCTCGGATCTAACACAACAGCTATCTTCCCAGAGATGGCATTCAGCATCGAGAAAGTCACTGTCTCCGCTAAGACACGCGCTCTCAAAGCTGAATACTCACTCGAACTAGCCCAGGACCTCAAGGCAATTCACGGTCTAGACGCTGAGCAGGAACTCTCAAATATCCTTTCTTCCGAGATTCTTGCCGAAATCAACCGCGAAGTTATCCGCACAATCATCATCACTGCTCGTCAGGGTGCGACTGAAGGTACTACGACTTCTGGTATCTTCGACCTCGACACCGACTCAAACGGTCGTTGGATGGTTGAAAAGTTCAAGGGCCTCATGTTCCAGATCGAACGTGAATCTAACAAGATCGCCAAAGACACACGTAGAGGCAAAGGCAACATGGTGCTCTGCTCCTCAGACGTGGCTTCTGCCCTAGCAGCAGCTGGCATCCTTGACTACACTCCCGCTCTCGCAGGAAATAACCTCCAGGTCGACGACACAGGTTACACCTTCGCTGGCGTCCTCAATGGTCGTACAAAAGTCTTCATCGATCCTTATGCTGGTGCCAACTTCATGGTTGCTGGCTTCAAGGGAGCTAACGCTTTCGATGCTGGCCTCTTCTACTGCCCATACGTCCCACTCCAGATGGTCCGTGCAAATGACCCAAGCACCTTCCAGCCCAAGATCGGCTTCAAGACTCGCTACGGCATGGCACCAAACCCATTCGCCAAAGGCACAACAGCTGCTGATGCGAACGCTGCTCTCGAGCAGGACTCTAACGTTTACTACCGTAGAGTGCTCGTGAACAACTTGATGTGAGGCATACGTTTCACTAAATAACTGAGAGGAAACTCTTGGTGCTAAATTTGCTCCCGAGGGAAACTTCGGGAGCATTTTTATTAGGAAACGTAAAATGGAAAAAGAAAAATACGGATTTGTTTATATTTGGTTAGATCGTAAAAGAAACAAACATTATATTGGTTGTCATTGGGGTGACGTAAACGACGGATACATTTGTTCGTCAACTATAATGAGAAACGCTTACCGAAGAAGACCTGAAGATTTTAAAAGAAGAATACTATCTATAATTAAAACATCAAGAATAGAATTATTGGAACTAGAGCACAAGTGGTTATCTTTGATCAAAGATGAAGAACTTAAAATTAAATATTACAACATTTCAAAAAAACATTTTGGTCACTGGTCTTCTAAATCTAATGACCCCGCCAAAAAATCTGGAGAGAGTCGCCGAGGCAAATCTCCCAACAACGATCCACAAATGCTGATTGAACGTGGAAAGAAAATATCTGCTAAAGTAAAAGGCCGCAAATTCTCTCCAGAACATCGAGAGAAACTAAGGCAGGCTAAACTTGGCAAAAAACATTCACCCGAAACAATAGCCAAAAGAACATCTGCATTAGTAGAAACATGGAATAACGGTAAGCGTAAAAGAGCAGAGCCAAAAAACACCATGACGATAGAAGAACAAGGAAGATTGCATTCTGAGAATCTCAAAAAACGTTGGGCGGATCCAGTTTGGGCTGAGAATCAAAAACAGCGTTTAAGAGAAGGTTCAAAAAGAAGGCACCAAACAGTCATATAAATATAGAATATGCTTGACGATTCTAGACTTTCAGGTATAATCAGTAATGCACTGATGAATGAATAGGAACCAAAAATGGCCAGTGATATAGCTAATCCTAATTTCTTAAGTCAATTCGGCTATAAAGCTATATTCTCTAGAATTCCTCATCTAGAATATTTTCAACAAAGTCTCGAGATACCTGGTTTGCAGCTTGGCACTGCTAATATGCCCACACCGTTTACTAGAATTCCTTTCGTAGGAAATATTTCTTATCAGCCATTAACTATGAGATTTAAGGTTGATGAGAATTTGGAGAATTGGAAAGCTTTGTTTGATTGGATGTTGGCTGCAGGTAATGCAAAGAACTTTGACGGACATAGAAATCTTGTAAATGCAGAAAGAGGTTCTAAATTTACCTTGACTTCTGATGTTACTATTAGTATACTTAAAAGTAGTATGAAGCCGAATAAGAAATTCGTATTCAAAGATGCATTTCCAGTTAATCTCGGAGATCTTTCTTTTAACACTATTGACACTGATATCAACTACATAGAATCTTCAATCACCCTTCAATACACATATTATGATTTAGAATAGTTTCTGTTAGAAATTTATGGGATAGGAATAAATGAAACTTGATGAGATAACTTCATTATGGGAACAAGATAGTAAAATCGATAAGACTGAACTGGCTGATGAATCTCTTAAAATTCCCCAACTGCACCACAAGTATTATAAGATCTATTCAAACGAGAAATTGATTCTTCGAAAACTGAACACAGAATATAAACAACTCAGGCTACAGAAATTTGAGTTCTATACACAAGGACCAAATGAAGAGACCGAAGACAAAGGTTGGGTTCTACCAGCAATAGGTAGAATTCTAAAAGTTGACGTTGCCCAATATATTGAGGCAGATAATGATCTAATCCAATTATCTCTTAAGATAGGCATACAAGAAGAAAAGATAGAGTTCCTAGAGTCTATTATCAAAACTTTAAATAACAGAGGCTACAATATACATACAGCCTTAGAGTTTATCAAATTTATGAATGGACTTTCATGAACCCTGAGTCGGTGCATTTACAATATGTTGATTGTGTTCACGTTCGTTTAGTCTGTGAGCCAGGAATACTGAGAGAGATCTCAGATCATTTTACGTATTTTGCACCCAATTATAAGTTCCACCCAAAATTTAGAAACAGAGTATGGGATGGAAAGATCAGATTAGTTAATATACAAACAGGGTTGATATATGCTGGTCTCACCAAAACAATCAAGAAGTTCTGTGATTCTAGAAACTATCCGTTTACATTTGATTATGAATTGACCTATGATAACGTTTCAGAACACGAGATATTAGCTCATATTGACAAATTAAAGATACCAGATAAATTTGATAAAAGAGACTATCAAATTAATTCTGTTGTTAAATGCATTCGAACTGGAAGAAGAACTCTATTATCTCCGACATCTTCGGGCAAATCTCTTATCATATATTTCATCTCAACCTGGTATAAGAATCTAAAGAAACTCATCATTGTTCCTACTATTCAACTTGTTAATCAGATGGAAGGCGACTTTAGAGATTATGGATACAAAGGAAGGGTCCACAAATCTACTGATGGATTATCTAAAGATAATGATATAGATGCAGATGTAGTTATAACTACCTGGCAATCTCTGAATAATGGCAAGACCAAGATGCCACCAAAATGGTATAAGCAGTTTGGTGTAGTATTCGGCGATGAGGCACACGGTGCCAAAGCTGTTTCCATGATAGAGATTATGTGTAATCTTAAACAATGCAAATATAGATTTGGTACAACAGGAACACTAGACGATCAACCGTTAAATCAGACAACAATTGAAGGACTGTTTGGTCCACAATATAGTTCTATCACAACCAAAGATATGATAGATAGAGGATTCGCATCAAAACTTAAAATCAAATGTATTGTGTTGAGATATCCAAAAACAGACACACAAGCTGTTAAAGATATGGACTATCATTCTGAGGTTGATTTTCTAGTTTCCCATCAAAAAAGAAATGATTTTATAAAAAACTTGACTCTTTCATTGAAAGGTAATAGACTTGTATTCTTTAAGCTGAGAGATCATGGCGAAGCAATATATTCTATGCTTCAAGATTGTGGCGTAGAGCATGTATTTCACATAGATGGAACAGTTGATGTGGATTCAAGAGAAGATATAAGAAAGACCATTGAAACAAAGAATGATTCTATTCTAGTCGCTTCATTAGGAACTACTTCAACAGGAACAAATATCAAGAGATTGCACCATATGATTGCTGCAAGTCCAAGCAAATCTAAAATTAAAGTGTTGCAATCGATTGGAAGAATGCTTAGATTGCATGAAGAGAAAGAAGAAAAAGGTGCAATTCTTTATGATATTGTTGATGATCTAACACATGGCAAGAAACAAAACTTTACTCTGAAACACTTTATTGAAAGGTGTAAGATATATGATCAGGAACAATTCGAATATCAAATCTATAACGTGGCGCTGAAATGATTGGTGAACACAGGATATTTTTTATTGATGGAATGAAGATAATTGGACAGATTGCTGAGGTGACAGCAAACGTTGTTGTTGTGTTAAATCCAGTAGAAATACAATATGAAGACACAGAAAACGGGCAGATGATCATAGTATGTGATGTGATAAAAGAATCACATACTAATCTCGCAAATATATTGAAAAGTAAGATCTCATTGACCTGTGATGTTTCTCCAGAGATGATATCATATTATAATATCATTGTAGAAAGCTTTTATGATCAGAGAGAAAAAACAAAGAGTTATTTGTCTTATCTAACGAACATGGTTGCAGAA